ACGGCGAGTTCGTGCCGATGGGCGTCAGCCAGAAGAAGGGATACGTCGGCCTGCACGTCAACGCCTTGGCCTCGACGAGCTGGGGCTCGCTGGCGGTGGACATGCTCAAGAGCAAGGAAATCAGCGATGCCTATGGCGACGAGGAACCGCGGCGTATCTTCAAGCAGAAGTATCTCGCCCTGCCTTGGAGCGACGACGGCGGCACGATGGTGGCGGCGGCGACGGCCAGCGACTACGCCATGGCCGACGATTGGGAAGACGAGGCGGTCATCACGCCGAAGGCCAAGGTCGCCCCGCGCAAGGATGCTCCTGCCGGGTCGGTGCCTTGCCGTAGCGTCGGCGTGGACGTGCAGCGCGGGCACATGTATGCCGTCGCCCGCCGGTGGTCCGTGACCGGGCACAGCCGCCTGATGGCCTTCGCCAAGCTCGAGACCTGGCAGCAGGTGGATGACTTCGTGAAGGCCTGCGGGGTACATCGGGCCATGGTGCTTGTGGACTCCGGCGACCAGACCACGGCGATCTACGCCGAGACGGCCAAGCGTGGTTGGAAGTGCGCCAAGGGTTCAGGCCAGGACGACTTCACTGTGAAGGGGTCGAACGGCCAGACGGCCAAGCGTTTCTATTCCGACGTCCAGGCAATCTTGGTTCCAGGGCAGGTGAACCGAGCCCGCCTTATCGTCTGGTCGAATACCGCAGGCAAGGACCTGCTGGCCGGCCTTCGGGCTAGGAAGGTGCACACTTATGCTCGTGACGCGGTGGCCGACTATCAGGAACAGATGAACGCCGAGGTGCGGGTGCGGGACTCCCGGACGGGCAAGCCCCAATGGATTTTGCCCCAGGGCAAGAAGGACAACCACGCCTTTGACTGCGAACTTCTGGCCATGTTGGTGGCCGTCCGCTGGGGTATCGTGGGGCGGACGGGCTTGGCGGACGAGGCGCCGTTAGATGCCTGACTTGACCTTTCTGCTGATGTTCGCACCTTTGGTGCAGGACTGGCCGCTGGTGCGTTGTTGTGGTGTCGTGATGGCTTGCGGCGCTAGGGTGCATGGAACACGGCGGCCAGTCCCCTCTTTACCCCAGCCCCAAGGGTAGGAACCAAACCATGGCACGAGGACTTTTCATCGGACTCACTGAAGACGAACTGCTGGCCATCCGGGCCAAGGCGGTGGCGGCGATCACGCAGGGTTTGAACGTGGTTTCCTATTCCGACTCCGGGTCGAGCGTGTCGAAGACGTGGGCTCTCAAGCCGGACGTCATGTTGGACGAGGCCGGCTACGCGCTATACAACCTCGACCCCCAGCAGTACGTGGCCTACAAGCGCACGTCGGTGATCTCCACGCGCTGGGACTCGCGCATCTTCTGATTTATGGCACCCCGCAAGAAGACCATCAAGGCCGTCGAAGTCCCGAAGCCGGCGGCCGGCAACGGCTCCGCGCCGAAGACCAAGGCGATGACCAGCTGGTCGAGCAACTTCCAGAACGCCGGGATGTCCTTCGCCCGCCGCGCCTGGTATGGTTCCGCGCCGCAGGATGCCCGCAAGGATGTCAGCCAGTATGACCGGCAGTCCCTGCTGCAGAAGGCGCGCTACGCCGAGAAGAACTTCCCGTCGATGGTGCAGTATGCCAACGACATGGTGATGTATGTGGTGGGCGACGGCAACATGCCGACGAGCCATGCGTCCGACCCGGCGAAAGCGCGACTCTACGAGGAATACTACTACCGCGAGACGCGCCGTGCGGACGCCACGAAACGCTACACGGGCGAGCAGCTGCAGCGCATCATCGTCAACACCTGGGCGGTGGACGGCGAGATGTTCGCCTTGAAGGTGACGGACCCTGCGACGGGTCGGGCGACCATCCAGCTCATCGAAGGCCACCGGGTGGTCAGCCCTACGGACCCGAAGCAGGTCACGCCCGACACTTGGGACGGCATCGTCTACGGCAAGTTCGGCGAGGTGAAGGGCATCTGGATCCAGTTCGGCGATGGCCAGTTTGAGTTCAAGGAAGCCGGCACCTATTTCCACATCGCCGACTTCAAGCGCGTCTCCGGCGGCCACGGCCTGCCCCCGATGGCGCATGCGCTGAACAGCATGCAGGACCTCACCGAGATCATCGAGTTGGAGAAGAGGGCCACGAAGCAGGTCACGGACGTTCCTTCAATCCTGACGAAGAACGGCGGCGCCATCGACGAGAGCATGGCCGCCGACCTGAACGGCGCCGGCTCGTCGGACTTCGGCAGCATCGGCTCGCAGATGGGCGGCAAGCTCCTGGTGCTCGAGCCCGGGGAAGACCTCAAGAGCGTCACCCCGAACTTCCCGCGGCAGAGCATGGAGATGTTCAACACTGTGCTGTCCCGCCAGATCGCGGCCGGTGGCCTGCCCTACGAGGTGGTCACGGACGGCAGCAAGGCGGGTTCCGCCCTGGTGCGCATGGTGCTCGGCAAGGCGGACCGCTACGTCGGCGACAAGCAGTGCATGCTTCACGACTGCTACCTCGTGCCCGATTGGCAGTGGCGCATCGGCACCGGCATCGCCTTGGGCGAACTGCCTGATGACCCGAACTGGGCGGACGTCGAGTTCAGCGTGCCGGCAACCCCGAGCATCGACAACGGCCGAGACGCGCGGAATGACCGCGACGACCTGCGTGCCGGCCTGGCCTCCTTCACGGAGATCTACGCCAAGCGCGGCAAGAAGTTCGAGAAGGTCATCGAGCAGAAGGCGCAGAACATGCGACTTATCCACGACATCGCCGAGAAGTATGGCCTGCCGGTGGACGAGGTCGCGATGATCGCGGCCGGCTCCTTCCTGAACGTCGACCCGACCAAGCAGCAGAACGCCGACGCCTTGGCCGAGGACGCCCCTGCCACCGAGCAGGCGGCTACGTCCGAAGTCCCGCAGGACAACAGCACCCTTCCCGACTAACCCCCTATGCGTCTCATCTTCTCCAACGGCCTTAAGGGCCTCGAGCCCTTGCTCATCGAACCGACCAAGGCCGCCGACTACTCCGCCCGCCTGGACAAGTATGGTTTCAGCGACGTCCTCTCGAAGCTCCTGGGCGCCCGCCCCGAGGCCTACGTGACGGCGGACGGCAAGGGCGTCATCCCGATTGACGGCCCGATTGGTCGTGGCATCTCGCCCATCGAAGGGATGATGGGGGCTACCGACGTGCTGGCCATCTCCAAGGCCATCGACGCGATGGAAGCCGACCCGGCCGTGAAGAAGATCGCCTTCCGCGTCAACTCCCCGGGCGGCACTGTCACCGGCGTCCCCGAGCTGGCCTCGAAGATGCGCCGCATCAAGAAGCCCACGATGGCCTACGGCGAGGAAGCGAACTCGGCCGCCCTGTGGCTGGCCGCCGCCGCGGATCGTTTCGTGGCGATGCCCTCCGGGAGCATCGGTTCCGTGGGCGTCTACATGGTCGTGCCCGATTACAGCAAGGCCTACGCCGACGCAGGCGTGCGGATGGTGGTCATTAAGTCCAGCCAGTCCCCGCTCAAGGGCGCCGGCATTGAAGGCACGTCCCTGACGGAAGCCCAGATTGCCGACCTCCAGCGTCAGGTCGACGGCATCGCGGAAGAGTTCCAGCAGTCCGTCAAGACCACCCGCGTCAACGTCTCGCAGGACGCCTTCACCGGCGGCACCTTCACCGGCCGCGAGGCCGTGCGCCTGGGGCTTGTCACAGGGTTGGCCGACTCCTTCGAGGAAGCCCTCGCGTCTTTCTGACCATGCCCCGCATCGTCACCGACATTGACGACACCATCATCGCGGACGGCCAGCCCGTCCAGAAGGTGCTCGACTACATCGCCGCCGAGGCCGAGGAAGTGGTCGTCCTGACCAATCGCCCGGAGTCGGACCGCGCCAAGACCATCGAAGACCTGAAGGCCACCGGCCTCAAGTATGAGCGCCTGATCATGAACGGCGGCTCGATGCCCGGTCCGCAGTTCAAGGCGGACGAGGTCGGCAAGATGCTGGCTGCTGGCCTGCGCGTCGACGAGTTCATCGACAACAACGCCGACAACCGCGCGGCCGTCGCGGCCTTGGGCGTGGAGGTCCTTGACCCCGCCGACATCGTCTCCGGGCAGGAGGAAGACGACCAGGAAGAGGCCACGGCCTTTGACCACCTCTCCAAGTTTAAGAACATCATGAGCAAACTGACTCCTGAAGCCGAACTGTCCGAGCTGCGCACTGTGGCCCTCGCCCTCACCACCGAGCGCGACGACCTGCGTGCCACTGTCGAGAAGCTGACTGTCGGCGCCGCCGACGAACTCGCCTCGGCCAAGGCCGACGTCGTGGCTAAGGATGCCCGCATTGGCGAACTGACCGCCGAGGTCGCCGCCCTGACCGCCAAGGTCGCCTCGCTCGAGGCCACCCAGGTCTCCGCCGCCAAGCAGGCCGCCGAGATCGTCGCCTCCACCGGCACGACCCCCGTCGCCGCCGAGAAGGTCGAAGCCCCTGCCCTGACTGTCGAGCAGATCCGCGAGCAGTATGCCGCGATGCCCGCCGGCTCCGAGCGCGTGGCCTTCCTGCAGAAGCACAAGGCCGCCATCCTCTTCGGCCGCCTCAAGTAATCTTTCCCCTCACTCATTCATCCCTAAATACATAATACACTACCATGGCTAACACTGGTTTTGACATCGCCCCGGCCGCGCTCGCCGACATCATCGTCGCCGACCTCCGCCCGAAGCTCCCCGTCCTCGACATGTTCACGACCCTCGCGCAGTCCCGCGAGGACCGCGGCACCACGATCGACGTCCCGTTCATCGCGGGCGACGACGCGGCCACCTTCTCCAAGGCCTCCGGCGGCTACAAGGACGCCGGCTCGGTCCAGGTGACCAAGGCCTCCGTGGCCCTCACCCACTACCACGCCACCCGCAGCTTCGACGCTTCCGAGCTCGCCGCCTGGGGTGCCGAGGGCGTCATCAACGCCTTCAAGGAAGAGGCCGTCGCCAAGATCGTGAAGAAGGCCAACTCGGTCGTCAACGCGCTCGTCACGAACGCGAACTACTCGAGCAACATCGTCATCGCCGCCGCCGACTTCGACTACAATGACGTGGTCGACCTCGACACCGCCCTCGACGACCTGCTCGCCCCCGAGCAGCGCGGCCTCGTGCTGAACTCCACCTACATCGGCGCGCTCCGCAAGGACGCCAAGCTGACCTCGGCGTTCAACACCCAGGGCAACAACAGCGTCGTCCGCACCGGCATCGTCGGCCAGATCGGCACCCTGCAGGTCATGCAGTACGCCGGCCTCTCGGCCAACGGCGAGAACCTCGTCGGCTTCGCGGCCGCCAAGGACGCCATCTGCATCGGCACCGGCTCGGTCTGGTCCGCCTCCCCCAACGCCGGCGTCGCCTCCTCGGGCGGTCTCCAGCTCCTGGTCGAGTCCGAGTACACGGGCGGCATCCTCTACCTCACCGCGGCCATCCGCTTCGGTGCCGCCAAGGGCCGCTCGAACCTCAAGCGCATCAAGTCCGCCTAATAGCGGGCCAAGCGCCGACGACTGGGGCTCCCTTCGGGGAGCCCTTTTTTTTGACCTAGT